ATGGAAAACATTGCGCTCATTGGTATCGATCTGGGTAAAAACTCTTTCCATATTCATTGCCAGGATCGTCGCGGGAAGGCTGTTTACCGTAAAAAATTTACCCGGCCAAAGTTGATCGAATTTTTGGCGACATGCCCCGCTACAACCATCGCAATGGAAGCCTGTGGCGGTTCTCACTTTATGGCACGCAAGTTGGAAGAGTTGGGGCATTCCCCAAAGCTGATATCACCACAATTTGTCCGCCCGTTCGTTAAAAGCAATAAAAACGACTTTGTCGACGCCGAAGCTATTTGTGAAGCTGCATCGCGTCCGTCTATGCGTTTTGTGCAGCCCAGAACGGAATCTCAGCAGGCAATGCGGGCTCTGCATCGTGTCCGTGAATCCCTGGTTCAGGATAAGGTGAAAACAACCAATCAAATGCATGCTTTTCTGCTGGAATTTGGCATTAGCGTTCCCCGAGGAGCTGCCGTTATTAGCCGACTGAGTACCATTCTTGAGGATAATAGTTTGCCTCTTTACCTCAGCCAGTTATTGCTGAAATTACAACAGCATTATCACTATCTTGTTGAGCAGATTAAAGATCTGGAATCCCAGTTGAAACGAAAGTTGGACGAAGATGAGGTTGGACAGCGCTTGCTGAGCATTCCCTGCGTCGGAACACTGACAGCGAGTACTATTTCAACTGAGATTGGCGACGGGAAGCAGTACGCCAGCAGCCGTGACTTTGCGGCGGCAACAGGGCTTGTACCTCGGCAGTACAGCACGGGAGGTAGGACGACATTGCTGGGAATTAGTAAGCGAGGTAATAAAAAGATCCGAACTTTGTTGGTTCAGTGTGCCAGGGTATTCATACAAAAACTGGAACACCAGTCTGGCAAATTGGCCGATTGGGTCAGGGATTTACTGTGCCGGAAAAGCAACTTTGTCGTCACTTGTGCTCTGGCAAACAAGCTGGCCAGAATAGCCTGGGCCCTAACGGCACGACAGCAAACTTATGTAGCATAACGGCAGAAATACACCGGTTTAAAGAATTACTGATCTGGTTTTGCGAATACTGATATTGATGATACTAACGGCCCACCGGCCTGTTGAGGAACCTGTAAAACGGAAAGGCTCATTGAAGCCGTATATTTTCTGGAGGTTCATCAGGCGCGGAACTCATCAAGGCGCGGGAATAAAATCCCATTCAGACGCCGGATAGATTCAAGCAAGCCAACTTGTCGTCAAAATCGGTGTTGCAAAAACGGGAGTGACCATAGATTCCGTTTTCTGAGGTGCCCCCTTCTTCCTCGGTGGCATTCATCACGAAATGTTCAGCACTACGCATACTTCTGACAGGGAACGCAACGGATATTGAGTCAATATCAGGCATTCTATCGCTCAGCTTTACAGTGACAATGACGGCTGGCGACTGAATATTAGTGCTCACTGACAGCACTACATATTTTCCGTCGATGTTGAAATTCTTTCTCATATGTCGCCATAAATATCAAAGAATTAGAGCAATCATTTACGCGTTAATGGCTAATCGCCATCTTCCAGCAGGCGCACCATTGCCCCTGTTTCACTATCCAGGTTACGGATATAGTTCATGACAATATTTACGTTGGTCCAGCCACCAGCTTGCATGATCTCCGGTATTGAAACTCCGGCGCGGGCCATATCTCGCGCGGCTCCGACACGGGCACTGTGTCCAGACCAGGCCAGGTACCTCTGGCCAGAGTCATCCTTAGCTCCGTAAATCAATCGGTGAGTTGCTTCAAAAATCCCTTCCAGGGCGCGAGTTGATAGCTGGCTGGTGGATGATGGCGAGGCAACACCATTTTTTCTGACGCGGCAAAACAGGTAGTTATTCGGATCATCAGCTACACCAGAGACAGAAATCCATCGCTCGACCAGTTTAGTTACCCCCAGGCTAAGTGCCTTCTCTACACCTGCGGTGCTAACCAGCGTTTTCGTTCTGCCAATATGGATTAACATTCTCCCACCGTCAGTACGTGAGATATCTTTGACCCTGATCCTGGCAATTTCGGCTATACGTAACAGGGTGTTATAAGCAATCCCCAGAAATGCCAGATTACGTATATCCTGGCAGCGATCGCTATTTTCTATGAGTGAACGAACCTGGTCGAAATCAGTGCGTTCGAACGCCAGTGCCTGTTTTGCACGTTCACCGGCATCAACGTTTTCTTTTCGGATCCGCCGCATGACCAGTGAAACAGCATTGCTGTCACTTGGTCGTGGCAGCCCGGACCGACGATGAAGCATGTTTAGCTGGCCCAAATGTTGCTGGATAGTTTTTACTGCCAGACCGCGCGCCTGAAGATATAGAAGATAATCGCGAACATCTTCAGGTTCTGCGGGAAACCATTTCCGGTTATTCAACTTGCACCATGCCGCCCACGACCGGCAAACGGACAGAAGCATTTTCCAGGTATGCTCAGAAAACGCCTGGCGATCCCTGAACATGTCCATCAGGTTCTTGCGAACCTCATCACTCGTTGCATCGACCGGTAATGCAGGCAAATTTTGGTGTACGGTCAGTAAATTGGACATTTAACACTCAGATAATGGTTTTAAGTAAAGTGTACAGGATCGGCTCTGCCTTTACCTGTTTATGGTTCTCGTCATAGAAACGCCAGCGACCGCGCGTGCGTTCTATTTTCTCTTCACCGCGCGATAATGACAGTTGACAACTATCACGATCAAACCCTTTTGCCCGCCAGTAACCACGGTTTTTCTCAAGCTCAATATGAGTGGACACTTTAGCAGCTGAATATCCCATTTTTCACCTCTGATTGATTGGTGGTGCTAAGTGCGCTACGCGAAATCTGGAGCACTAACACTGCCAACATTTCGCAGATTTTACGTAGCGCAACCTTGATCAAATGATCAAGTGATCACTATTTGACCTGTAATGTATTGAACTGTATGGATTTACAGGTAAATTGATCATGTTCAATAACCCTTAAGATAACTTCGTATAATGTATGCTATACGAAGTTATTAGGTCCGAAGAGGAGTTTACGTCCAGCTGCGCACAAAAATCAAGAATCATTAGAGCAATAAATTTTGAGAGTAAAATCCCACTCCACCAGCCAAAAACTGGATTGTTTTTCATAGTTGTTTGACAATTGCTCTAATAAATTATAGCTTTGCCGCCGTTTCGTAATACGACTTTGGATTCACTATTTAATGTGTCTTCAGTGTTGTAGAGCGGCTCAGAAGGAAATGAGCAAACAGGGCATTACAGCTATGCATTGCTCATCTTACACACAGCGCAATGTTGTTAGATAACCCCAGCATGGATCATGGGTGAAACAGTAGGTCAGAGCTTCAGGCTCTGTGTTGTAAATACAGTGAGGCATAATTATGGCTTTCATTCCACCAACTATCGACGACGTTAGACATTGCTCTAACGCTTTATCTGTAGATCCCACCGAAACCGACGCTGCTCGCGCCATTGCTGAACACTACTCAAAGATATCCAATCAGGAGTACCGTATCACCCCCGACGACCTAGATGATCTCACTGACACAATTGAATATCTCATGACCACTAACCAGCCAGACTCATAATAAATGCACTAATAAATCTATTATTTTCGTTAGATCCTTCTATAATGGTGCCCAACAACTCTCAGTGTTATCCGCTGTGAGTTGTTGGCCATGTCAATTCTGGAGGAGGATCAATGATAAATTATGTCTACGGCGAACAACTGTACCAGGAGTTCGTCAGCTTCAGGGATCTCTTTCTAAAAAAAGCTGTTGCACGCGCCCAACACGTTGATGCCGCCAGCGACGGTCGTCCTGTACGCCCGGTTGTCGTTCTGCCGTTCAAAGAAACGGACAGCATTCAGGCAGAAATTGATAAATGGACTTTAATGGCGCGGGAACTGGAACAGTACCCAGATCTCAATATCCCAAAGACTATTTTATATCCTGTGCCTAACATCCTTCGCGGTGTGCGTAAGGTTACAACTTATCAGACAGAAGCTGTGAACAGCGTCAACATGACCGCTGGCCGCATTATTCATCTGATTGATAAGGACATTCGCATCCAAAAAAGCGCGGGGATCAATGAGCACAGTGCGAAATACATAGAGAACCTGGAAGCAACAAAAGAGCTAATGAAGCAGTACCCGGAGGATGAAAAATTCCGTATGCGCGTACACGGCTTTAGCGAAACAATGCTGCGCGTCCACTACATTTCCAGTAGCCCTAACTACAATGATGGTAAATCAGTTAGTTACCATGTGCCACTGTGTGGCGTGTTTATCTGCGATGAAACTCTCCGTGATGGAATTATCATCAACGGTGAATTCGAAAAAGCAAAATTTAGCCTTTATGACTCCATAGAACCGATCATCTGCGACCGCTGGCCGCAAGCAAAAATATATCGCCTGGCAGATATTGAAAATGTAAAAAAACAAATTGCCATCACTCGCGAAGAGAAAAAGGTTAAGTCAGCCGCATCAGTTACGCGCAGCCGTAAAACCAAGAAGGGGCAGCCAGTAAACGACAACCCCGAAAGCGCGCAATAAATTATGCCCGGCATCAACCGGGCATTCTTCCATTATTCAGCCGCCACCGGTTTTAACAAGCCAGCATCGAGCAGTTTACGCGTCAACCACTGCTGGCCTTTACCCGTTAATTGAGGCGTCAACCGTATCTGGTAGCCATCTTCATCATCCAGCACCACTTCTTTCACCGTGAAATACCCCGCATTGATGTACTGCTGGAACGGCACATTTTTACGTCCACCGGACGCTATCAGGATGCCGTTCTCCCGTAACCAGGCAAACAGCGCGTTTTGCTTAAGTCCAACAACCTTTGCAAAATTCCCAATCAGGATCCCTTTAGCTACTGATACCCGGTCGGCAAAATCGACTTTAGGAGCGGCGGCCACCAGCTGCTGATTTAGCTGGTGGGCTTTCTGTTCCAGAAGCTGCTTTTGTTCAGCCAGTTCGGCAGCCAGGCGCAGAGCTTCTGGAAGCGTCTGGGGGATTGCAACCGGTTGCTGTTCTTTTTGCCGGAAGTAGCTGTCTTCCAGTTTTTCAAAGAATGCCCATGCTTCATTTGTGTCCACGATCTTAGACATGCGTGCAGCGCCGCGCTCTGTCCAGAGTGTAAGGCTTCTGGCGTTCTTACCAACAGAGTAACTTCCGGTTACTCTGTTCTTAAATTCTCTTAATTTTAAACCAGTTAGAAGAAAGTAATGCTTACCTTCTTCAAAGCGGTCAAGGTTGCGAGACAAATTGTTGCGAATATTGGCTTCATCGACCCCATACCCTCTAGCAAGAGTTTCGGTTGTCACGACACGTACTCCCTGCCATTCCAGAACGGGAATTTCATCCGGCTGATTCTGAACAACCACCAGTTCCGATTCCTGAACTGAAGGTGCATGAATTTTTTCTGATTTAACGTTAGTTGCTTTCATTCTGTGTGCCTCCTTGCGTGCTTCGGCTGCGACGGTTGCGTAATTCAGATGACCCTGTTCGAGCAGGTATTCACGGATATCGGTTAGCAGGATGCGGTGAACCGCGTTCTTGTCCTTTCTCCGGTAAAGTTGTTTGGTGATCATGAAGTAGTTGGCAATAACGCCCGGTATATCCCTGGTACTGATACAGGCAGTGTGCCGTTCAATTGCCTCGATCATCTCTTCACGGGTGACTAATGACGTTCTCATAGTCCCTCCTGAGCAGAAGCGTTAACAGGGAGGCACCAGTAACTGAGAGAATTGCGTGAATCAGTGGAAAAACGGGCAGAGAAAATACATGGGGCGTCAGGAAGCTGAGAGCGGGCCTCATCTTCTGTTGTTGCGATAACGAAGTGATAGTGACGTTTCTGGCAGGAGTAAAAGCGCCAGATAAATTCAGGGTGAGTTGGGGTAGGGATAGTAGCCATAATGGCAGCCTCCTTTTGCTAACTTTAGGAGCTACCGCGTGAGGTTCCAATCTCAATGGCGGTAGCACTGACTGGGTTGGAACTACCGGCGCAAAAGGGAACCGGCCTGCCTTTCGGCAGCCCAGCCAGCACTACCATTGATCTCGGAGCTATGTGCTACGTATGGCTGTGCGATGGCATGACACAAAAAAAGACGCTTTTGGCGTCTGTGTCGCCTTTTGCATTATCCGGGGTTCCAATCCCGGCACCCGTTTTAATGAGGTGCCTGATAAGCATAAACCGAAAATGCCTCAAGGCGCAAGAGTTCAGGTTCAATGTAACATCGGCAGCCAAAAAAACACAATTTATTAGAGCAAGTTTTTACTCATTAAGCCATGCCAGAGCTTCATCAACCTGCGCTTCGTCTTCGACGCTAAGCACTTCATCTTGGGGTACATAGTTCGCCAACATAGCGAAACAATATGTATCCCAATGGTCCGGTGAGTGCAGGTTGAGTTTTTTCTTCATATCTTCCTTTGACATCACCTTCCATTGACCTGCGGAATTTATCCCGACCGGTATCTTTGATGCTTCCTCTATAGTCGCAGCCCCCTTATCAAGCCGCATACGCCCTGATTTTACAGCTTCTGCCGCCTGAATATTCGCGAAAGCGCGCATATCGAAATAAAGGCTTTTATCTTCACGGCTGTGCATCTTTTTACCCCAGCGGATACGCTGGACGGTAATACCATAGCGTTCGTACATCAGATCAGCCGTCGATTTCCCCAAGCCATCGCCATCAATAGCTATGGTTATGTTCGGGAACCGTTCTGGGTTACATTCTGCGAAAATCTTGGCGGCTAACTGCGTTTCTGTAACGTCTGTGTATTCCAGCATACGATAGTTGATTACACGGCGTTTATTTCGCTGGCCGGACACCATCATGATATTAATAACGGACTTATCTCGTCCTGTGCCACCAGCAACGTCAACACATGCAACCCAGCCCCATCCTTTGGCAATCTTGACCTTTCGCCGCGTCGCCCGCTCAACCTCATCACGACCAAGAAGAAAGCCATCTTGAGATTTGGGAAATTCACCACGTACTTTGATCATGTACATGGGGTTATCACGACCGCCATACTCCGCAAGTTTTGCTCGTATAAATTTTGCATCTACAAGCGGAGATTCTTCACTATTCAGTATTATCGCAGTAAACAATCCATCAGGATTTCCCGGGCGAATAGCTAGTCTGTGGTGTGAATCGTAGAAATAGCCTGAAGGTCGCGTAGGCTGGGAAAGAAGCAGAATACGGTTATCCTTACCGGTCAGCGCACCTGTTATCACACTGAATGCTTTATCACTCACACCCGACGCTTCGTCGATGATATACAAGAGATGATCGGCGTGTTCACCAGCCAACGCCTCCTCATTTCCGGGGCGACAGGACTTTATCAATATTGTCCAAACACCCTTGCCAGTCACCTCAAAAAAAGACGTTTCTGTAAGAATGAAATACTTCGACAACCACGGGAATCTGCTAACAGCAGTAGCCCAATTGCTCTTTATATATTTGAAAATACCATCAAGGACTTGCTGTCTTTTGTTAGCGACCAGAATGACGCGAGCGCCGGGGAAAAACATGATGAAGAGTATTGCAATGATACTCGTCATATCCGACTTACCAGTACCATGGCCGGAGGTCACACTTGTCCAACTGCCGTCCTGCTGCGTGGACTCAATGATCTCATCCTGCTGCCAGGTTGGTGTCTTCCCAAACAAAACATCAGCGGCCGCAATCCAGTCATAACGATATAGCGCCACCAGCTCGCGCCAACGTGGATCCGTTACGCAACTTCTGGCCATTAATCATCATCCCCGTATAGCTTGCGGGTAACTTCTTCGTCTTCCTCCTCGTCTTCGTCCAGGTCTTGTTCCAGCCATGGGTCGTTTGATACACCTTCAGTATCAACATCTCCATAACCGCCTGTATCAACGATATCGGCGATTTCTTCCCTACGCTGCTCAATCCACAATGCGGCATCGGCGCGGCGGTTGGCGGCCCGTTCTCGCGCAACTTTGTCCAGATCTTCAAGAGAAGGGCCGCCGACGGCTGTCTGCCTTTCCTCATCATCGGTATTGGTCTTAGGAGCACGCAGATCGGCTTTGATTTGCTCCAGCATCAGGGGCGGAACTTTCCCGCCATGCGCCTCGATGAATTCAGCTGCTTCCAGCACTGACCAGTTATTTTCACGCTTTCGTTCGTATGCCAGCTTAACAATGCCAGCTTGCCCCATAGACAAAGCGTGCTTTTCCGCCTCCCGGCTTTCTTTTCGATAGTTATTCCGGATGCTGTAAATGGTGTTGATCAGGCTGCTTATCTGCGCGGAACAGCTGTTTAGCATGCTCGCGATACGGTATTCAGGCGGAGTACCTTCATCATCGTCTTTTTGCTGATCGCGCATTTCCTGCACCAGGCGAATACACGTATCCCTGGCATTCTCCAGCATAAGGAGATGAGAAAGAGACTTTTCCAGAAGAGTGGTTTCCAGAACATCGGCCCCGGACCGACGCAACATAGCGCGCGCGGCCTTCCGCGCTTCAACGTTATCTATCAGGTAATCGCCAACTTCGAATTCAAAGCGTTCACCATCATCATCCAGGGTGTCGCGTTCCAGGCGATCACGTAAGGTCCGGTGGGCGCGGGTGATCACGTCATGATCATCTGAACGATCATTTATGCGCTTATTTTGGCGCTTCACATTCTCGACTGCGGCACTGACAACGGCATTAACTCTTTGTTTTTCCGCTATTTCAGCCGCAATGTGATCACCTGCATGTTGATCATTAGAGTGATCAATGATCATGCTTTTTAGTGGCTTCCTGACTGGCTTATTTGGCTTGCGGCTGTCCGTAGTCCTGGTGTCTTCTTTGAAGGCACGGAGATAACGACGTGCGGTATTAGGGTTAAGATTAAACTCGGCGGCATACTGTGCGATGGTGTAACCACCATCTCGCGCCAGGCGAGCAAAATTCTTCTTGTGATCGTCCCAGGTCACTTATGCTTCCTTTCGTAAAAACTCTTTTTGACGCGAGGGTAACGAAAGTCACATGTCAAAAGGCCCGGAACGGGCAAGCAATCAATCAGATACGTGCGGATGTGGCATTACCGTAATGACGGTGCTGACGGGCCACCTTATTGAAAAGTTGACGCGCCATTACCCAAGGCTGGTGCTCCCGGCGTTCCTTTTCGTCCTGCGTCATATAGAGTTCGTTCTGGAGTTTTTCATCAAACCGGCGCGGAGCGCGGCTGCGGCGAAAGAATTCAGGATTCAGAGAGTGGATCTGAAATCTACGTGGGCGTGTACTGTCATCAATCAAAACAGACGAATACTTAGACACAGCGATAGCCTTTAAGCGCAGATAAACATCGCGCTTATCGACATCCAGATGCGGGTATTCCTTTTCAAGAATTGCTGCGAGTTCTTTCGCTGATAGAAGAGATTTAGTGCGGATCATGTAATCCGCAATCTCGTACGATGTTATTCGTGAGTGATTTATTTCCATGAAGTGGCGTCCCTGCCAGTTAAGTAACATCCTGTCACCTACTGATTAGCCCATGTCAACTAATCAACGTGGAATATAATACCCTCGATTAAAGAAATAGCAATACATTAGAGCAATTTTATCTAACGCTCGACGAGTGACTTGTGATAGCGCCGACTCCAAGCGCGTAATCAAAGAACAATCGTTGATGCATCGCCAGCCTACCGTGCGTCTTCTCCCAATTATCGAGGTCACGCTCAATATCACGCTGGCATGACTGGCACAGAGGAATAGCATAAATGTCATGCGCGCATAATCGACTATGACGAACGATATAAGGCGTAATGTGAGCGCCAGCTCCCGCAGCTCCACAGCCACAGCATGGACGGGAAGCCACAAAGTCCATGTACTCGGGCAATTTTAGCGATTGAAGTTTTGGTATTTTGAAATGCGCCATGCCAGGGTCGGAGTCTACATCCACAGGGCATACTTTTGCACGCATCGGCGCGGCGCGTTCTTCCATCATCTGAACATATGCTGTAGCGCGATCGTCATACGGGCGAATATCCGCCTCTTTCAGAGGTCCGCTATCCTGCGTTGCGGCTTTCATCTTATTTATTGATATACGGCAAACTTCTTCCGGCATCAGGTGCATCATGTTGCGCATGAAAGCCCACCAGCACAGTTCCTGAATACTTAAATCATGGCCATCTGAAAGCCCCATTTCCTGACGGGCGACATCCAGTATCCAGTTAACGCGATTATTATGCAGCGTTTCTTTCAGCTCATTAAAACCACGCATCCGGTAATGGTTATCGTGATGCCAGCACAACAACACCGCGCTATTGTCTCGTTCAGCGTGGACAATATGGTTGTCACACCAACTACGATCTGCGGCCTGGCATTGCCCCTCTTTCCTGCGCAACCACGCCACCAGCGAGTCAATTCCACCAATACGGCGAAACAGTTCATCGCTGTTAAAAAACGGCTGCAACGCCTCATTTGTTGCCATAGTTTGCTCGGAAACAACGAGGCCGTCGTCCATGTGCTCGATTAACTCACGCGGCACCGGCTCCATAATAAATTTACGGCCAGCCTCCACCAGCTTTCTGACTTCCTGATCCACTTTGAATGTGGCGACGCCAAGCACTTTTTGTACAAAGGGAGTAATTACGGCTTTCACATCACACCTTTCATCACTGATTGGGCTTTATCTGCTGCCCGGCATTCTCTGTTTAAGCACAACCATTTCCTGACGGCATAACACAGCAATAGCGGTCCTGGCACCAATTTGCTTACCAACCAGGTATTGCTTTACCTTGCGGCGACTCACGCCATCAAGAAGCATCTTTAACGCTTCACGGGACAATTTGTTGTATTTGCGTGCCATTAATCTACTCCGCAGAACCATACAATCTACGTAACGTGTCGGCGACAGAAGATACAGATATCTCGCCAGTCGCAGCGCCTACAGTAAGGTCTGCCAGTTCAGGTGAATCAAATACCTGCACCCCGTTACGGCGTAGAAATAACAGCGCACTGTTTAGCGCGGTACGCTTATTGGCATCATTGAATATATGCCCTCTCGCTGTAGCCACCAGGTAGGTGGCGGAGACTTCGAAAAGGTCGGTGATCTCTTCGTAGGCAACTCTGGCCTGAACTCTCCCGATAATGGCCTCTGCCCTACCCGGATCTGACATTCCCGGCAAGCCGCCGTAGCGGTTTATATTCGCATCATGAAGCGCAATAAGTTCTTCCGGTGATATATGCCTCATTATCGGTTAACCAGTTCCTTGTTGGTGGAGTCCAGGGTGTCAAACAGGGATGCAAATTCAGCATCCAGCGCCGCTTTTTTGTAGGCTTCAAAAGTAGCCTTGCTGACAATTACTGCTGGCTCACGGCCTCTGCGGGTGATTTCAACCTCTTCCCCGGCTTCAACATTGTTGAGCACTTCAGAAAGGTTGCCGCGCGCGGTACGGAAGTTAATGGATTGCATAAACACCTCGTGTACTCGTTATGTGTACACAATTATAAACTTCACAGGCATAAAGCACCAGCACTTTGCAGCTTAAATGACCGGACAATCATCAAACTCCCCACTCCGGGCATCATTGATGACATGAGTGATCACACCAAACACGGCATTACTACCCGTGTAACCATCGTCATCTACTGGTAACGCCTCTTTCTTCCCGGTGCTTAAATCCTCCAGGTGCTGGCGCGGATACTTTCGGTATCTCTTTATGCGATATTCACCCTCCATAGCGCAGACAAGCAGCGAACCATCAACCGGAGTAAGCGAGGAATCAACCACCAGCAAAGCACCCTGCAATATTCCCTCACGGTGATGGCTGTCTGCCGCCCGCATGAAGTAGGTCGCTGATGGATGCCTGATTAGTTGCTGATCAAGAGAAATTCTGCTTTCAACATAATCCGCCGCAGGAGAAGGGAAGCCCATAGCGTTTTCACCTCAATAATACTGTTCATTTATACAGTATACATTAAAGGGACACCTTTGGTGCAAACGCGTTACGTACATCAACCACCGCTGATGATTTTGTGCTCTTTGCTACTATTCATCACCAACGGATCAGCGTAACCTCGTTGCCAATCAGTTAATAAGGAATTAGCTATGCCTAATCGCATTCCTCTCGATCCTGTATTGCCCAAAAATTTTGACTGCACTCCTAACGAGAAACGCTCTAAAGCTCAGCTGGACGCCTGGTGGGACCATCCCTATGGGGTTACAGAACATGACGGGAAAATTGTTGTTTATTGTCTGAATGGTGGCGCGTGGGACCGTCCATCCGTGCTTGGTTTGGCAAATAACTATGATGAAGCCTGTGAACTTGCCGAAAGACAGCAGGCTAGATGGGTGAAAACACGTTCTGAACCGACATTCATGTTTTCAAAAGAACCGCCATTTATACTGGCGAGGATGCCGCAGCGACCGGATCATCAACAAGAAATTGTTGCTGAATTTTCCTCAAGGGATGAGATGAATCTCTTCTCATTAAAACAGGAAGAAAGGGATCGCGTCGAAGTGTCTCCAACTCTCGACCACAACCGGATGAACCTGGCCCAACTCGCCTGGTACAGCAAAGAATTAGAGATGTCTATTGCCCGACTTGAAAACGAAAAAGCCGCTATCCAAGCCCAACATGAAGCTGTCATTGCCAGGATACGAGAAGTTCAAAACGGTTAACTACCGCTATTTCTTTACGGCATCATCTTTCTGATATGCCGGATCGCTCCCTTTTGGCAACTGGAGGCTTAACTGCCGGTAGTGCCGTAGCCGTTCCATGAAATAGGTGCGCAGATTCTCTGGTTGCTCGCGGGCTACCTGTTCAGCTATGACAGGTATGTTCAATCGCTCTTTGTACGCCACACCGCTGGCAGCCAGATCAACGTTAACCTTATCCCGTTCTTCCTGACTTTTAGCTGCAATATTCCAATCGTGCATATCAAATCCCATCCAGAATAATTGAGTAACGACTATTATTTAACCAGCAAAGTAACTTTTAATTTTTTTTCTTCTCCCATTGATTTTTGTGCACAGCTTATCTGCCTTGCCGTGCGCAGAATCAACTTTTTTCTTCCTGATTTATCCACAAAGTTATGCACTTGCAAGAGGGCCATTTTCTAAATATTGTGATGTTTCACAAATGAAATGAATTTTGATTAATGAAGATAAGGAGAAAATTTGAGATGCAATCATGACGTTAATAGATAGGGTCTGCATTACAGACCCCATCCGCATCAAGGAATTAGCCGTTCCCTGATGTTGTTCCGAAAACATGTGCCGTAAGCTCACGTTAACGACTTTCTTTCACCGAATCCAACTATATAGGGGTTGGGTTTCTACGTCAACGTGAGCAAGTGCTCCTTTACATTTGACAAGGAACCACCTTAATGACTGCTTTTTTTCAGTTCCTGAGTGCATTTTTAGATGCGCCTGTTATTAGCCAGATTCTGGCGATCATCCTCATCATCGTTTTGATTTTGCTTTTAAGGTCAGTAAAAAATGGAATTATGCACTGGCTTACTTAATGTTCAGTGAAACATTAAAATCTCCTTGATGTGGAAACAATCATTTTCTGTATGTGCTGGTGGGTACCTGTAGTTCAGCTTTCGTTGGCATTTAACTTCGTCTTTGCTTTCTCCACCAGCAACTTCCAGATGCCTATTTCATTAGCAGCCGCCTTGATGGCGGCATAAAAAGCATCTTGCTGATCGTAACGCTGAATCTGTTTTTTCAGTTTTGCCTCCACCAATTTAATTTCATTACGTGCTTTCTGAAGCCGCAGCGCCGCCCGGTTACGTCTGTTCTTGTATAGCGCGTTAATCTCTGACAATTGCTTTAATTTACCAGCCTGACTGCGGATTATCGCCTCTCTGACTTCTGCCGTGCGTCTCATCTGATCTCTTAAGAGTTCACCGTTTTCGATAATTCTTTCAAGGTGTTTGATGTGATCTGCAACTCTCATACTTCACCCTCGCTTGTATCGCCAGCATCCACCAGCGGCAATAAAGCCCTGGCCATCTTATGAACCAATAGTGCATCAATAATGCCAAGCGTATGCCCCGGCTTAATGTTTAATGCCGCCTCAAGGTGACACCTTTCCAAGCCACTTTTCTCGGCTTGTTTATGATGATCTGGCGTAATAACGTCGCCCAAAACACGGCTAATTCTTTCTCGTAATTGCTGGGTGCCCGCACACTTGATCGCTGTATCGTGGAGACGGTTAACCAGTTCGCGATAAACATGCGGTTTAATGCGGATACGTTCACCGGTGACGCCCTTTCCTGGCCCTGGCACCGAACTATCCGGAATATCCGGATAGTTGCCATTCACAAGGTCAGCTCGAACATATAGCGTGTCATCATGGTGCTGATTGTGGCTGCACCACGTTAATTCGCTTAACTCGCCATCTTCTGGCCATACTCCAGCTGTTTGCAGCCAGATATGGGCTGGCGCATCTTGGCAAGGTGTATTAACTAGCAACTTGTAAGTTTGGCTTACAGGTTCGGCACCATGAAGCATGGCGCCGCTCCGCTCTATGCCATCCAGCGCGATTCGCAGTGCCTGAATTGTGGTAGAGCTATCGTTTGGGGCTATTCCATATCGCTCGAATACAGCTAAATGGTTGCGCATAATCTCAGGCGTAAGCTCTTTGTAAGCATAAGCAAGAGGCTCTGATGCATTATCCGGCACAACCGACGCAGGCGCGGCAGCATAAACAGGAATAACGTCAGCTTGCTCTTTATTGCTTTCATCCGTTAAAGCCCAGAATAATTTCCCGGCCGGATGTTTGAAAATATAAGCAACTGGATCTGCTTCCAGTGATGCCAGTGCAATCCGCGCCAGTTCTTCCGCTTCTTCTGCTGGCAGTACAACGTTGCTACCAGGTCCGTATGTTTCGCGCCACTGCTTGATTGTCAGTAGTCGCTCTTTGGTAATAGTGATCATGCCGCGTTTCCTTCTTTCTTATTAACAATTACACCGTCATATATTTCATTAAGGTGCCCTCTCAACTCCATGCGCCTTAATGCAGATAACATGTAATCGCATTCAACCTGCTTATTTCCAGTAAATGGCTTATCGTCAGGATTACCCCAACAGCAATTACCCTTGGGCCACCCATGTACTTTCCGTACTCTTCCGTTAACAACGTGAAGTAACCCCCAGCCAGGTGGTAAATCCTCAATTGAAATAATTCCCGGCTCACTAATAAAGAATCGCCAGTCGCCCATTCCAAGAGACGGATTTTTACGAAAACGCTTTTTTCTATCTGCTAACAAGTCAGCACGAGAACACTTCGCCTCTATCAGGCATGATGCTGAATTTCTGAATCCCATAGCATCTGGCTGTTCTCCGGTACTGGTTACAGCTATAAAGCGGTCATGAAAACAAACCTTGAACCCGTTGCGCTTAAGGAACTTGTACGCAATCTGACAGAGTTCGTGGTGTGTTAACGCCATATCACTCTCCTTTGATGCGAATGCCTGCGGCGCGGGGCACATTAACTTCCACGATGCGCACAGTTGGTTTGTACATCTCAATCGCAGTCAGCCAGTCAGCGCCAGTCATGCGCTTTTCTGCATCGCCATTAGTCCACTGAACCGGTACACCAATAGCCTTCATCGCGATTTCTATTTCCCCGGCAATGGCGCTTTTTCCGCAACCAGTAAAACCAGAAACAACGACAAGAACTTCACCTTTGGCTGGTTTTATTTCCCGAGCTTCCAGTTCTGCAATGCGCTTTTTGTCTGCTTCCCGTTCATCCAGTAGTGCCAGCACAACCTGAGGTGTGACTTTCATACGAAATGCCAGCAATTTTTGAGGCGTTGCTACTGTTTCAATTGCTACTGCTGCCTCACGCAGTACCTGATAGTCAATCTTGCTCACTGGTTGCCTCCTTTGCGAAGCTGGGCGGCGAAAGATGTTGCTGCGGAAGCGATAATTGCATGCCGGTATTCACCATCAGAAAATAAAGAATCCCCCTTAAGTGCATTGACGATACTTTGATGATTTTTTGCCAGCATCTCCACGCCCTGCGCCCGAACTTCAGCAAGGAAAGCATCGGTGGCTGGGGTTTCGACATTAGGTCGAAGCTCATAATCACAAACTCTTTCAATCCATGGTGATACTCTGTCGCATTTCCTCTTCTTGCGTTCACCGACCTTGGTTGCCTGCTGAATAATTACCCCCCAGCAAATGCTTTCGACCTCTTCGCTCCATCCATCGCAAGCATCGCCTCTATAGTCGTCAATTGCAGCCTCAGCAGCAGCGATAGCCTCCTCAGCAGTTTTGTGACACTCGAAACTAAATTCAGAGCCATATGAGAAATACATAGCCCCGGCCTTCAGTCTTGCATTCTCCGCTGCCAGCGCCGCGCACTTGGCCTCAAGAGCGGCAACCACTTCCTGATGGTCTTTGTACTTAACGTATGAGCCGGAGATGTCATCACCTTCGGTGTTTAGCCATGCGTCATTGCAATTCACTGCGTAGGTTCTGATGCTCATGCTGATGCTCTCCCGCCCCTGACAGACGCCAGGCCAGTCAATAAAGTATCCGCAATGCCTACCCTCAGACGTGCGCGCAGGATAAATGCCGTTATGACCGGCAAAATATATGCTACCCATTCATCTTGCGTTGCCTGTTCCGCCGCCTCGCGCAGTTCTTGATAGTTAATTTCGCTCACTGGTTGCCTCCACAAAAATCATGCTGCATGCTCCTGTTTAATTCCCATACGCTCTAATGCGATACGAAAAATTTCTGGATCTTTTTCTATTCCTGTAAATCGGCGTCCTGATTGTTGGCACGCAACGCCAGTAGTTCCGCTACCCATAGTGAAATCCAACACCGTGTCGCCAATATTGCTATATGTTTCAATCAGATATCTCACCAGAGCCAGTGACTTTTGTGTTGAATGAAGTGCCTGCTTTTGCTTGTCGCTGGAGAATTTCTGCACGTCTCTCGGATAGCGACTTGTTGAATCGTAAACGACCTTTTTCAGCGCATCGCCATATACATCAGTATTCAGCCTACCTCTTGTTGAGGTTTTTCTGGCGTGCCCATACGTCATCTGTGGGTTGTATGTCGGTTGCTTTCTGTAAAAAACTTCAATATTTTCATGCGCTCTTAAAGGTTGTTTTTTTGCGTTCAAAAATCCTGTCGCGTGTGGCTTTTCCCAAATCCATTCTGTTTTCCAGTCACGAAGATTGCTGTTGACCAGCACGCTGGTAAAAGGCTGAGCGGAAAACAGAACAATTGCAGCGTTCGGTTTGGAAATACGGTAAATCTGCTTCCACATCAACTGCAGGTCGAGAACAGAATCCCAGCGACACCGAGTTGTTCCATATGGAATATCGGCACATACAAGATCTACGGAGTTGCTGGCGATTTGCGGAAAGATGTCAAAGCAGTCTGCGTTGTGAAGGCAAATCATTCACCCACCCCACTCATCACAATATACTTCGACAGGCGTTTTCCCTGCTTCATAGCCATCTCGCCATGCTTCTGCATCATAAACGCTTCCGCCGCGCCAAGAACTGTAACCATTGCCGTTATGGCAATGGAATGAGGCGTTATTACCCACAGTTTCACGCAAGCACATCATGTAAAAACGGTTACTCACTGGTTGCCTCCGCTTCCCACGTTTTCAGACTTTCACCACAGAACGGGCAAAATGAAACTCGAATAGGCGATTTAGAAAATTCACCAGACCGCAGCATGATCAGGTCTCGTGAATGAATTAATTCATGGTTATAGATTTTGTATTTCAGCAGACCTTTTCGCGTCGTGTATTCAGCGTCATGCTCCAGGGATTGTGCCAACGCCGCGCACGGTTCTATCTTGTTGCCATTAATTTGGCATTTTGACTCACTCACTGGTTGCCCCCTGAATACGCTCAAACTCGATTACCCACACCCAGGGATTAGCGTTCCAACTATCTTCGCCATAAATTGATTTCCATAGGCTACGGAAACCTGGGTAATGCTTATCGCCAATGAGGGTCGATTCTGTTGGTGCGCCCTCAGTCCTTGCATCGCATTCGCTGATATCGTTCAACCGCTCAACGCGCACGTTGGTAATTTCCAGAAGAATGCGCGATGCCCAGCGCGGCATGTGAATTGATGGCGTCCACTTTTCTGATACTGGTTTATTACAAACCTCGACCGGAACCCGGTGCGTTTGTTCTGTCCAGGAGTTACGCACACTTGCGCGATAAACCAGCGTTGCGACGTCCGTCGCTTTGCCATGTACCCGGTAGGTTTCGCGAACCCAAATACGATCGCCCGGTTGACCATATGGACAATGCTTGGCAAGCAACTCTGCGGCCACTGCCCGTCCATAGAATTTTTCTTCAACAATCCTGCGAGTCTGTGTTTTATTCCCGCCAAGAATTGCCCGGACCATCTCATCGTTAAAAATCATGCCGCGCTCTTTCACTTCGCCTTTCAT